CCTTAATCTTGACACTGTCGTCCTTACCATAGCCCTGCCAACGAGGCCAGTCGTCATTAGGGAAGAGAGAAGACAGGTAGTTAGAGTGGAGGTTGTCCCTGATCTGACACAGCTTAGGGATGGTTGTAGAGTTCTTCCAAGGCAACACACTGTTACTGGTAGAGCTGGTATCAGTGGCGAAGATGTAGTTACGGAGTTCTTTCTTTTCCTCAATCCATTCCCGGCGCTGATCGTTAAGCTTCTTCCACATGTACCCCACCCACTGTGAGCAAGGGTCTTGTTTCAGAAGATGTTGTATTTCTGCCACTTTAGTTGACATATGGTTCCTTACCTAAAAGCAACGCCACCGAAACGAGAACGGGGGCCAGATTGTGTGAGAAAGTCTTTTACCTTAGCGCCTGTACTCTTAGATGGGGCTACAGCGATCCCTACGGCACTTGCAAGGGCGTCTTTGATGTCATCGTGTGCTGGCCTAGCCAGAACGAGTTCCTCTTCCAATACGTCCGTCCAGCCGCCTTCTAGGTGCCATACCTCTAAGTTGTCGTACTTGTGTTCCAAGGCTGCTGCAATACGCTCTTCTTTAGAGCCTTCTGTACGTGCAGGCCTAAACTCCTCAACAGAGAGTCTCAACCCATCTTTCTTAACAAAGTCTTTAATCCCGTTGACAATGACTTTCTGAGCTACTGTCACCTCAGCACGAAGCTTAGTGAAGTTCCACTTAACGTGCAAGTCTCTAATGTGCTGGAAGTACTCAATGGTCTTGTCAGACTTGAATCGGTCTATATCCAGTACGTAGACGTTGTTGTCACAGTCAATGCCAATTACTACAATGGCTGTGTAATCAGCGTTCTTAGAGAGGGAGAATGCAAAGTCAACAGCAGCATACACATTGAGCCTACGCTCTTTGTAGAACCACCTGTCTCCTTGCTTAGTCAGCGCTCTCTTATTGTAATACTGAAACTTTTCCCTACTGATCCGATCAGACCCGGGGTCGTTAGGATTATTATAATACTGAGCAAAGTACTGTACTCGGTCAGCGTACTCACCACGAATCTTAGCTAGTACGTTCTGGTTAAAGCCAAAAGCTTTACCGTCGTTACGAATTGTACGAGGCCACAGGAAGATGTTGTCAGTCTCGACAGCGTACTCCTTGATCTCCCATACAGGCTTACGGTCTAAAAGCGCTCCATCGTCATCGTAGACGTCATAGAGCTGTTCTTTCCATGTGTGGTACACATCTACTGGGTGATACCTAGTACCACACGCCATTGTGAGACCACCGGCGTTCCTGATGGAAGTGAACTGACTTGACTTTTTACTAACTGACTCTCGGCCATCTTCTGTATAAGCATTCTCTGGTACAACCAAGTCGTCAGCGACAATGATGTCTGCGTGCCATCCAGTGGTGTTAGTAGTGAGTCCAGCGGTGCTAATGGTTGCATCTCGGATACCTTCCTTTCTGCGTTGTTCATGGTCTACGCTCATTACAGAAACAGACCACTTCTCACGCTTCCCTTCTTGGGGGTTAACGTACTCTGGGAAGTAACGACGGTATACTGTAGAGCCTATGATGTTCTTGATCGCGTACAGTTGAGTCTCTGCTAGGCCGGCTGTAGCGCTCACATAGAGCATTGTAACCTCAGGGTGCCTAGTGATGACCCATGCACACCACGTAGCCACCATATGGCTCTTTAGGTGTGCTCGTGGGAGCATAATCAACTTGTTGGTGGGGGTGTCCCCTGTACCAAACAAACTGTACTCTTGCATCCACGTAAAGATTTCTCTATGGATAGAGCCATACATATAACCGGGGTTAACGAGAGAGGCAAAGAAGTATAGGTCTTCCTTAGCCCTCTCCCTTACCTCAAGGGCTTGTTTAGGCATACGCTCAAGTTGACGCTTTGCCTCAATTAGCCAACTAGTCTCGTCTGCCATTAAAATCTACCACGTTCCCTAGACGAGCAATGTCGTCTGCAAATTCATTAGCCACATGCTCAGCAATGCGGGCTTCTTTCTCTTCGTCTCCCTTACTAGGACGACCAGCAGTACGCTTAAGCCAACCTTTGTCAGCCAGAAACTTAGCAGCTGAGAAGTTACCGTTCTCACTGCCACATAGCGTCTGCATCTCTCTGACGGCCATAGCTTGAATTTTAAGCTCTAGCTCTTCCCTCCATGAGACTATGTACTTGTTCACTTCCTTGTTGCGTTGCAGGCGTTTCCAGTGATCCCAGCCAAGTAAGTGCTTAGTAGCAAACAGGTACTCTGTAGGGTCTTCCTCTTTCAAGTACAGCGCTTTCAGAGAAGGGTAGACAACGCCATTGTAAGTGTGGTCATACTCTTTGAGGGTGTACACAGCAAAGTCAGTGTAACCAATCTCTAAGAATAGGCTTTGAGTTAGTGGACGCCCTAAGGCATCCTGCATCTTTTCTTTAGCTACAGTCATATAACCTCAATGGCCGTCCTTGGCCTTAGTAACTTTTTAGAAGAAGACCATGTATGCAAATGCTACGGCTGAAGAAGCCAGAGCAGCGCCAGTGTTGGCAGTCCTCAAGTTAAACACAGTTGCAGTAGGTGTCAGGTTGGTTGTAGAAATTACTATAGGAGCACCACCGTTAGTGGCAGAGGTCAACACACCAGAGGGTGTATGTCCAAACCCATGAGCAATTGTAACGTTACCACTGGCATCTGTTGAGCCGTTAAAAGTCTGCCATGAGCCAATACCTTTAACAATACCTGCAACACTGAAGTTAGCTGCTGTGAAGAAAGGAGCTACGAAGGTTGAGCCATTGAACTCAAGCACTGAGTTAGCGCCTAGAGAGACAGCTGGGAAACCTGCGTTAGAACCGTTCCACGAGAACAGTGTAGTAGCAGTTAGTTTAACTGTGTTGTTAACACCAAGGTTGTGAATAGCGCTATCTGCATAGACACCCATAGCGCAGTTAACCAACGACACTGTACAACCACTAGAGTTAGGATGCAAGTATATGCCATACAGGGAGGTCGTCCCAGTTACACCTTGTGCGTCACAGTTAGTGAACTTAGCACTAAAACCTGTAACACCATCTGCTGCATACAACCAAGCAACACCACTGCCATCAATGTCAACGTTAGTCCCACCCATCTTGTTGGTGGTACCTTGGGCTGTCTGATAGATGGAAATACCGTAGCCGTAGTAGATGGAGAAGAAGCCTTCCAAGAGTGGATTATCGTTACGACCTGACAGGTAAGCTGTGCCACTAACCAACATGTAGTTGTAGACGCCCTGTGCAGTGCTCCAGTAAGGCCAGAGGTGTACGTTAGAGGTACGCACAATGTCAGCTGAGAACTCTACCTGTAGGCCGGTTGTAAGAGGTTGTCCACGCCAGCCATTGATAGTGGTACGTGACTGAGAGCTAGCAGGATCAGCGCTAACAAAGATGCCCTTAGTGGCATTCAGTGTTACGAAGTCCTTCATGTTAGCGTCACAGTTCCACAAGTAGAAGTCAAAGTCGTTAGCGGTTGGGGTGAAAGCCGCTGCACCATTTGGTGTTGGTTGATTACGAATGGTACCAATCTTGTCAAACAGCGGATAGCCAGCTGTCAAACTAGTAGCGTTAACCTCGAAGCCTCGACCTGCATGGTCAAAGTAGAACCACGAACCCTTACCTCTTGGGTTTACATTAGCTCCTTGAGCCGTTGTCATTACGCAACCCTCACCTACAAACTTAGGAGACTTGCCAGTAATAGGTGCAGTGACACGGTAGGAGGCAGCAACTGCTGGTACAGTAACGATAGCGCCTGTAAGGTCTGACCATGTGGCAGCTGCTTGTACAGCAACAGTGTCATCAGTGACACCATCACCCTTAACGCCAAATTGCTTCAAGGAGACTACAGGGCCACTGATGAGTTTCCATCGGGCGCCATCAGCACCTACGATAATATTGAAGTTGTTGTCTACTGAGGTGGTGTCGTTTACGTCTACGTAGAAGTCACCTTCACCGCCATCATTGACAGTTGCAGAACCAAGGGTGCTAGCAAACTTCTGAGTGGCGGAAGAGAGCTGCCTAAGCGCTGTGTTGTTAGTGACAATCTTTTTGAAGGGCAAAAGATTAAGAGAGCTTGCTGTAAGCAAATCTGAAACGTTGACTGTTACAACTGAGTCTGTAGTTTGTAACCGGT